ACACCTTTGGCCGGTAATAGTCATAATAATAATCGAGCGTGTCTGGCGCTCCCTGTGCTTGGAGCAGCCATCAAACCGATCTTAGACTTGCTAACATCATCTGAAATGACATCAGCTGGTGATAGCAGTGCGCCAACACAGCTAGGCCAGACCATACGACTAATGGCTGCCCAGGCTTGTAGCTGGCAGCCAGAACTGGCTGTTCGCAACACTTACGCAAATAAGACGGTACCAGATAGTGTGCTAGCCATACCAAACGGGCAATTGATGTGCGACGTCAGCGACGTAGCCGATACGGGTTCAGGATTGATGCAGGCCATCATGTCTGAGGCCGGTATGGACGTTAAAGATTTCCATCTCTCAGCCGGATTCACTGGAGACCCTGAACACCTGATCAGCCCCTGGAACATAACTTGGGGTATGTTTGGGAGGGCAAAGGGCGCAACCATGTGGGCAATGCCTAATCTGGCGGGGTTAACTGACAACATAAACAACATGGAGAAGAACTTCACAGCTCTTCTCTCAAACGTAGAAAACGACATCAACGATGTAATGCAGGCTGCCCAGACAATCGGTCAGGTGATAAGCGATATTGAACAAATCTACGATCTAATCGCTAACATCGTACCGGAAGTAGCCGTGGTGGTGGCATTCATACTAGCACTATGAAAGGGTGAGCCAGTGATTACAGACATCGAGCTGATCTCAATCAAATGTGGTGACTACAATTGGATGTGCTGCATACCGACAGACAAGGCTGGAGCACTCCACGAGTTCATTACAAACCACACGGTCGCCGATTTCGAGGCGATACTCCGTTGGTGTCACTGTCACACGGGTGCAGCCACCAATGGTAGCGGTAACGGTGGGAACACAGCCCCACCGAACATCGTTCCACCAGCGACGATTACCTCTCTGACGGCCGCTATTGGCAGCCTCACTCTACCAGACAGCTGTGGCGAGATGAAGGATTTCATCTGCGGTAAGGTAGTCGGACTGATCATTCACGGCTTATGTGGGCTAGTGAATGATGTCAGTTTGGTGAGCAGTGCCGCACAAGACACGACCGGAGGCAACAACCCAAACACTGTCTACAAAGGATTCCTCGCATTAGTCAAATTCCTTTGTGCATTGTATGATCTGGCGTGCCAAGATGACACTGCCGCAGCAGGATTTGTGCTCGGATGGTGTGTCATTGGGGATGCCATCGCCCGG